ATGAAGTTTCGGACTTTTTCCCCCAAACAAAAGCAGGTGCTCACCTGGTGGTGCGACCCGGCGGTGCGGGACAGGGAAGCATTGATCTGCGACGGGGCGGTGCGCAGCGGCAAGACCATGTGTATGGGGCTGTCCTTCTTCTGTTGGGCCATGCGGACCTTCCATGGTCAGGCATTCGGCCTGTGCGGCAAGACGGTCACCGGCCTGCGGCGCAATCTGCTGGGTGGGCTGCTACCGGTACTCAGGGAGCTGGGCTTTCAGTGGGAGGAGAAGGTGTCCAAAAATCTGATTACCGTCCGCTTCGGCGGGCGGGAGAATACCTTCTACCTCTTCGGCGGAAAGGACGAGGGAAGCGCCGCCCTGATCCAGGGCATCACCCTGGCGGGGGTGCTGCTGGACGAGGTGGCCCTCATGCCCCGGTCCTTTGTGGAGCAAGCCTGCGCCCGGTGTTCGGTGGAGGGAAGCCGGATGTGGTTTTCCTGCAACCCGGAGGGGCCGGAGCACTGGTTCTACAAAGAGTGGATCCAGAAGAAGGAGGAACACAATGCCCTCTACCTCCACTTTACCATGCAGGACAACCCCGCCCTTTCCACCAGAGTCATCCGGCGGTATACCCGCAACTTCAGCGGAACCTTTTACCGGCGGTTCGTGCTGGGAGAGTGGGCGGCGGCAGAGGGGCGGGTATACGACTTTTTTGATGAGAGCTATGTGAAGCCTGTGCCCCAGGGGGAGATGGAACAGTGGTGCATCTCCTGCGACTACGGGACGGTGAATCCCTCTTCCTTCGGCCTGTGGGGTCTGCGGGATGGCGTGTGGTACCGGGTCAAGGAGTTTTACTACGACTCCCGGCGGGAGGGCAGGCAGAAAACCGACGGAGAGTATGCCCACGATCTGGAGCAGCTGGCGGGAGGGAGGACCATCCGGCGGGTGGTGATCGACCCATCCGCCGCCAGCTTTATCGAATTGCTGCGGCGGATGGGCTGGCGGGTAGAAAAGGCCAACAACGACGTATTGGCCGGTATCCGCATCACCGCCGATCTGCTACGGCAGGGCAAGCTGGTGATCTGCGCGCCCTGCGCCGACGCCATCCGGGAATTTTCCCTCTATTGCTGGGATGAGAAGGCAGTGGGGGACCGGGTACAGAAGATACACGACCACGCCATGGACGACATCCGGTATTTCGCCGCCACGGTGGCGGCGGGAGGCGAGGGCGGATTTTTCGGAGGGCTGTGCGTGGAGCGGGAGCGGTTTTGAGAAAAAGGAGTGTGGTTATGGGACTGTTCCATAAGAAAAGTGGGCCGGAGAGCGGCGGACTGGCGGTCCAGATCCGGGAGGGCGGCAGGCATCCCTTTGGAGTATTGGACGGCTATGTGCCCCTGCAGCAGGGAGAGATTGCCCTTTACCGCAGTATTCGGGAGGCGGTGCCCATTGTGGATGCCGCCATCTGGAAACTGATCCGGCTGGCAGGCGGGGTGATTGTGCAGTGCGGAGACAAACGGGCCCAGGAGGAGCTGGAGTGGTTTTTACAGCACGTAGATACCGGACGGGGCCAGCGGGGCATCCAGTCCTTCCTGGACTGCTATCTGGACTCCATGCTTACCTGCGGCCGGGCAGTGGGGGAGATCGTACCCGACCGCAGGCGAAGAGACATTGCAGCTCTGCTTTGCGGCAATGTGGCGGACATCGAGATCAAAGAGGGGGCCACCCCCATGGAGTTTGCCATCTGGGGCCGGGGGACCGACGGTACCATGCGGGAGCTGCCCCGGCAGGAGCTGCTCCTCTTCACACCCTTTCAGCCTGAGACGGACAGCCCCTACGGTGTGAGTCTGCTGCGGTCCATGCCCTTCCTGACTGAAATTTTGCTCAAAATTTATCAGGCCATGGGCATGAACTGGGAGCGGATGGGCAACGTCCGCTTCGCGGTGGTATACAAGCCGGGGGACAATCCCCTGGATCATAGCATGGTGCAGGAGCGCAGCCGCCAGATCGCCCGGGAGTGGTCCGCCGCCATGCAGGCGGGCAAGCACGGCAATGTCCGGGACTTTGTGGCGGTAGGCGATGTGGACATCAAAGTGATCGGCGCGGACAACCAGGTGCTGGACAGCGAGGTGCCGGTGCGGCAGATCCTGGAACAGCTGGTGTCCCGCACCGGCATCCCCCCCTTCCTGCTGGGATTGTCCTGGTCCTCCACCGAGCGGATGAGCACCCAGCAGGCCGACATGATGACCAGCGAGATCACCGCCATCCGCCGGGGACTGGAGCCGGTGGTGGAGCGGATCTGTGAGTTGTGGCTCAGGCTCCACGGGTATGATCCCAAGGTGACGGTGGAGTGGAAGGATATCAACCTCCAGGACCTGGTGGAGGAGGCTCGGGCGGAGCTTTACCGCCAGCAGGCCCGGACGGTGGAGATGGACAACGAGGCCAGAGAGAAGGGAGAGACGGTATGAACATCAACAAGCAGGCGGGGGTGGATCAGGGTACCGCCCTGGATCAGAACGAGCTGGGGCTGATCAACGCCATGAGCCGCAAAAAGCTGACAGAGGAGGAGGTATACACCTTCGCCGTGCGGCTGTGTGACAACGAGGTGGACCGGGACGGGGAGCGGTTCCCGGCGGAGACTCTGGAGGAGCTGGCCCCCCTCTTTGTGGGCAAGAGCGGTATTTTCGACCACCAGTGGAGCGCCGCCGGACAGACCGCCCGCATCTACCGCACCGAACTGGTGCGGGATGAGAGCGTTCTCACAGCGGCGGGGGATCCGCTGTGCTACCTGAAAGGTTACGCCTATATGCTGCGTACCGACAGCAACAAGGATCTGATCGCCGAGATCGAGGGCGGCATCAAGAAGGAGGTGAGCGTGGGCTGCGCGGTGGAGGAGGCCAGATGCTCCATCTGCGGGGAGAACATCCATGACAGAGGCAGATGCGCCCATGAGAAGGGCAGGGAGTACGGCGGCAAGCTGTGCTGGGCCGATCTGGTCCACGCCACCGACGCCTACGAGTGGTCCTTTGTGGCGGTGCCGGCCCAGAAAAACGCGGGGGTGATGAAGAGTATGAGACAGGATATGCAGCAGCTGGAGCGGGAGGCCGCCCTGGGGCGCAAGTACCTCCAGCAGCTCAAGGACGAGGTGGTGCGCCTGGGCGGCGTGGCCGGGCTGGCCCTGGAGCAGGAGACGCTGAAGGGCATTGTCCGGAAGCTGGAGGAGCCGGAATTGGACGCCCTGAAGAAGGCCTTTGAGGTCCAGGTGGACAAGGCCTGGGGCGTGGAGACCCAGCTGCCCGCATGGGAGCGGCAGATCCCGGCGGAGGGACGGGACGGAGCGTTTTTGATCTGAAACCGACGATAACGGATTGCTGCGCCAGTGTGCGCACTGGCTCGCAATGACGGGGATTGGCCCTGACAAAAAGAAAGGAGTAGAAACATGAGCGGCAAGATTTCCTTTGAAGGCATTGGCGAAGTGGTGGCTACCTTTGCCTGCGGCGAGGGTGTGATCGCCGGTCAGGTGGTCAAGGTGACGGAGGACGGCACGGTGGGCCCCTGTACCGACGGCGAGAAGTTCTGCGGCGTGGCCCTGTCCGCGGAGGACGGCTATGCCGCCGTTCAGCTGGGCGGCCTGGTAAAGGTGCCTGCCAGCGGCGGCAGCATTACCGCCGGCTGGTGCAAGCTGTCCGCGGACGGCTCCGGCGGCGTGAAGCTGGACACCTCTACCGGGACCGAGTATCTGGTGGTGCGGGTAGAGACTGACGCGGCCGTGATCTGTCTGTAAGAAAGGGAGGATGGGAATATGAGCTATCGGTTTGACAATCTGAGACTGGAAAAGGGTATGTACAACGAGGCGGGCCGAACCTTTACCCAGGTGCTGGAGCGGGAGGACCCCTCCGAGCAGTACAAGGGCACTCCTCTGGAGGGTCTGGACGCCTATCAGCGTCAGCTCAAGCGCTTTGACATCAAGGTGAAGGGCGCGGGCAGTGACGTGGTGGAAAAGTTCTTCTCCACCAGCCAGTCCGCCGTCCTCTTCCCCGAGTACATCGCCCGGTCGGTGCGCCAGGGTATGGAGGAGGCCGACCTGCTGCCCCACATCACCGCAGCCGTCACCCGCTTCGATGGCATGGACTACCGCTCCATTGCCTCTGTGCCCGAGGATGACCAGAAGGCCCTGCGCCATGTGGAGGAGGGCGCCACCATCCCCCAGACCCAGGTCAAGACCCAGGAGAACCTAGTCAAGCTCCACAAGCGGGGCCGGATGCTGGTGGCCTCCTACGAGGCCATCCGCTATCAGAAGCTGGACCTGTTCTCCGTCACCCTGCGGCAGATCGGCGCCCACATCAACCGGATGCACCTGGAGGATGCCATTGATGTGCTTCTCCACGGCGACGGCAACGAGAACCCCGCCAAGGAGTATACCGTGGGCTCCGATCCCATTGGCGGCTCCTCCGGTACCCTGACCTACGACGATCTGGTGGACTTCTGGGCCCAGTTTGACCCCTACGAGATGAACACCCTGCTGGTGTCCGGCGACATGATGCGCCAGCTGCTTAAGATGGACGAGTTCCAGAATCCCCTTACCGGCCTCAACTTCCAGGGTACCGGCAAGCTGGCCACCCCCCTGGGGGCCACCCTGCTGCGCACCTCCGCTCTGGAGAGCGGTCAGCTCATCGGCCTGGACAAGAACTACGCTCTGGAGATGGTACAGGGCTCCGACGTGATGGTGGAGTATGACAAGCTCATTGATCGCCAGCTGGAGCGGGCCGCTATCACCTCCATCTCCGGCTTTGCCAAGTTGTTTACTGATGCCGCCAAGGTGTTGAAGCTGAAATGATTGAGGAGATCATGGCAATGGCCCAGAGTCTGGGTCATGTGGACGATAGCCAGCAGGCGGCCCTGGAGGCCCTGTGCCGGGCGGCGGAGACTGAGGTGACCGGCCGGCTCCGGGACGGGGTGAGTCCGGAGGACTGCGGCCCGGCCTTCGTGCTGGGGTGCGCCTGGGTGGCGTTGGCAGGGCTGGCCGGAGGCCAGTACGGCGGCGGGACCGAGTTTACTGCCGGAAGCGTTACCATCCGGGAGGCAGACTGCGTTCAGGATCGGGAGCGCTCCGCCGCCCTCCGGCTCCAGGGCGAGACGGTGCTGGGGCCCTATCTGAAGGACCGGGGATTTCTGTTTCGGGGGGTGGAGGGATGACCGACCGCTGGAGACAGATTTTATCCAGATATGGTCAGACCATCACCCTCTACCGGCAGGGACAGGAGGAGGGCACGGCGTGCCGGGCCTTCCTCCAGCCCGTTCAGGAGAAGGGGGCGGATTTCTTCCAGCGGCAGCCTACCCCTCTGGGGCTGGTACGGCAGGACCGATGGATCTGCCTGGGCGGCCCGGACATGGCTCTGGATGAGCTGGGCGACGGGTACCTTGCCTGGGGAGGCCAGACTTTTACGGTACGCAGTGCCCAGCCGGTATACCTGGGGGAGGAATTGGTGTACTGGTGGGGACTGCTGGCGGTAAGAGATTGAGCGTGACCTGGAGTGTTTTGACGGGTGGAAAGACTGTGGGAAGCGGGGGGAGAAGGATGGAGTTTGGAACGATCCGGGAGCGGATGGCGGACTATCTGCAGGGGCAGGGCATCGAGGCCCAATGCGCCTACCCGGAGATGAGACGAGCCCGGAGAGATGGAGTGGTGGCAGCCGTCTCCCTCCGGGCCTGCCAGGGGGGGCCGGAGGGGTTCCGGGACTACCTGGGAGAACGGTATGACCAGGAGAGCGGCCAGTGGCAGGAGCTGTACGGGAGGAAGATCGTCCTCACCTTCGGGCTGGACCTGTACGCTCCCCAGGGCTGCGGCGCGGCGGGTATTCAGGAGACCTTCGACCGGATGGCTGAGGCCTTGCAGCGGGAGGGACCACCCGGCCTCACCCTACAGGAGCTCTCCTGCGGAGAGACGGAATTTGACCAGGGGGCGGGCCTCTACCACCGGACGGTGGAGGCGGTATGCCGGGGTTACCTGTACGCGGTGGCCCAGGAGGGCGGTACCTTCCTGGACTTTATTGTGAGAGGAGAGAGCCGGATTTGAGTATGACGATCCATGAACGGCCTGGAGTATACTCCAGCTACGACGCCTCCACCGTGATCAGCGGCAGCGGCGGCAGCAGCACCGTAGGCTTGGTGGGCCTGGTCAGTGAGGGGGAGAGCGGCAAGCTGTACACCCTTAACCGCTATGAGGACGCGGTCACCCAGTTTGGTCAGGAGGAGAACCTGACCAAGCTGGTCCAGATCCTCTTCCGCAATGGCGCGGCCAAGGTGGTGGCGGTCCCGGTGAGCGGAGAGGAGGACTATCAGGGGGCCTTTGACCTGCTGGCGGCAGAGGAGGATATCTCTGTGGTGGTGTGCGACAGCACCCAGCTGACCGTCCAGCAAGCCCTACGGCAGAGCGTCTGCGACGCGTCCCAGGCCAGACGGGAGCGCATTGCCGTGGTAGGCGGCGCCCAGAACGAGAATGTGGAGGCCCTGGTCCAGCGGGCGGAAGGGCTCAACAGCGAGCGGGTGGTGCTGGTGGCCCCCGGCGACGACACCGGCCTGGCAGCCGCAGCGGTGGCGGGGGCCATTGCCGGGGAGAGCGACCCCGCCATCCCTCTGGGGGGCGCGGAATTGAGGGGCCTGGAGGGGATGGAGGCCCGGTACGCCGACACCGAGATCGAC